AATTGCCATTCCATCTATATTGATAACAGTTTCACTAGGTGCTACTTTAACATCTACATTTGAGTTTCCACTTCCTTGTTGAGTGTTTTGATTTCCTCTATTACTTGTATTAGGTTTTATTTTTGATTCAGGAAATGCGAATAGGCTATCATTTTTACTTAATTCAAATAAACCACCTTCTTTAGTAGACACCTGTGTCTTACCATTTGCTGGGGAATACATATCTCCTACTGGTTTTGTAGCTACTGCTCTTATAGCTGCTATACCCGCTAATGCTGCTGCTACTGCTATTGCTACTCCAATTCCAAAAGTTACGGCGGCGTTAGTAGCCATAGACGCACTTAATATTCCCATTTGTACCCCTAATGCTACAACCATAGATCCTATAGTCCCTAAAATACCTTGTTTCTTTGATCTTTCTAATGCTACTTGAGCTATTCCAAATGCTTCTATAAGACCATTGTAGAATGCTATTGATTTAGTAACCACAAGAATCCCAGCAGCCGCCAGCCCTATAACCCCCATAGCTTTAGTCCACCCATTTAATTTTTCTCCTCCATCAGTTAATATACCGCTAATTCCATTAAATATATCAAAAACAGGTTGGAGAAGTAATGGTATAGTACTTATAGCAGGTATTAAAATATCTATTATTGGAGATATTATTTTTAACACTGGTTCGGCTATTGAAATGAATATCTCTTTTAATTTTTCAACTGATTTGTTAAAACGTTCTTGAACTGATTGTTGTTTTAGTTGAGTAGCATATTGTTCGTCACCAAGCATGGTTACTGCTTTATCGTATCCATATTTTTTAACTAAAATATCAAATTCTGCTTTAGCAGTGGCTGCATCTTTAACTCCTATATTTTGAAGAGCTTCTCTTTCAATTAATGAAGCCGCTAACTCTTCTCTACTCATACCAACAGCTTTAGCTAATGCTTCTTGTTGAATACGATTCATAGCAGTAAATTCAGCACTGCCCTTTACTTGTTTTAAAATTTCTGCGGATGCACCTGCTATATCTCCATTTAGAGCTAATAATCTAGCTCTTTCTAAGTTTAGATCCTTACCAGTAATTAATTCTGCTGAGAGCTCATTGGTTATTGATGATTCAAAATCTAATAAACTTTCTGCTATTTTATCTGCTTGATCTAAATTAATACCAAATTGTTTAGCTTGGAATGCCGAAGCTGCTAATTCTTTAGTTGTTCCCCCAATGGATAATTTAATAGCGGCAGAGGTATTAGAAACTTCTTTTAATAGTTGTTTCTCGTTTACTGTTAATTTATTTTGCGCATTTAAAGCTGCTACTGTACCTAAAAATTGTTTAGTATTATCTTTTAAATTACCACCGGTTGCTAAAGTTAATTTTTGAATACCAATTAATTCTTCATTGGTATAACCTGCCATTTCCCTTAATTCGGTAAATGTTTCTAAATCAGCTTTATTTAGCATAGCATTAGAACCTAACGATTTACCAACGGCAACCATTGATTCTTGTAATGCTCGAGCGTTTAATGCTACATTTCCTGAAAGATTACCTATTTCGATTAGTTCAGTTCTTACACTGGATGCTGCGTCATATGTTATGTTAAAATCTTTGGCTAGATCACCTGTAGCTGTATCTGCTTTAGTAAGAGCATCAATAAATTGAGTAACTAAAAAACCAACTATTACTAACGGATCTGTTAAAGAATTTCCTATAACTCCCTTCATTTTACTGAAGGTCATTTTCATTGCTTCGGATTTACTAACTATTCTTCCTTCAGTTTTTTCTATTTCTTTAATTTCATCTTCAACTTCACTAACGATACTAGACATACCAGGAAGATCTCCTAAAAATGGAATCTTACTCATGCCCTTCATTAATGCACCTGATGCTCCTAATGAATTTTCAATTAATTTTTGTTTATTTATACTCGATTGAAGTTGTTCATTAAAAGTATTGTAAGCACTATCGTTTTCTCTAATTTGGGCCCCTATTTCAGTGGAAGAGGCAAGCGCTTTTCGATAAGCTTCTAAACTAGCTGCGTTGTTATTTCGATTTGTGAATAAAGTACGTGTCGAATCATCTGCTATTTTTTTTGCTAAATCTAAGTCTAATTTTTTATTTTGTACTTTTTTCTGTAAAGTTTGAAGATCTTTTGCAGATAAATCATTTATTCCTGATTGGTAGCTTTGTAATTTAGAAGCTAAACTTTCTAATCCTCTAAAAGCCTTAGTTGCTCTACCTGCCCCACTACTCATCCCGTTAATATCATCAACAATATTAGCAAATGCCTCTCTAGTTGAGTTTACATCGGCCATAAGATCCCTATACGCAGCCTCAAGTCTATTTAATTCATTAACTGCATTACCTATGCTTTGAGCATTAGCAGCGGCAGATTGAGCCGATGATGATGATAATCCATCTATTCTAGCATATAAATCCGCTAATTTTTGTAACTGTTGTGGAGTAAGAGGTGTAGCCATTAACTAAATTTATTATATATTATAAATATTAATTATTTATATTTTGTCATTGGTTTACCTGAAGGGGTAATAGGTTTAGGAACACTTCCCCAATTTTCACGATTTATCTTTCCTGATGGATCAATTAGTGTAGATTTATTTCCACCGCTTTTAGAAGAAGCGTTTTCATGGGCTTCATTTTCTTTTTGATAGAATTCATTTATTTTATTAAAAGTAAATTGGCGCAACCATCTAGGCATAGCATAGACAGTTGGCCAATCAAATCCTCCTTTTCCATGAAAGCAAATTTCATGTATTTGGGTAAATAAATTTGCTCTCGCTATTGGTGCCGACTCAGAAGTCAGGCCAAAAAAACCTAATCCCAACTGGAATATCGATTCTATTGGTAGCCCCGTCGGGAAAAAAAGTTAAATCAACATCGGGCTGATTTTCTTTAATATATTTTCTCAACTCCCTTGAATCTCGAGCTAATAAATGATTATCAACAAACTCTCGAATTGTTTTAGTTTCTCGATCCTCATTAACTGAAGTAATCATGTACTTCAAACGTGTGGAAAGTTCAGGAAAAGTATTTTTATTAATTTTTTTAAGACCTTCTAATTCAGTTTGAATCTTTTGCTCATCACCATGAGTTAAAATTTTATAAGTGATGTTAACGCTAGTTGACGGTAGAGTATAATTGAATTCGTTAACACCTTTATTTGAATGTTCAAATGGTTTGTTATCAATACCTGCCAAATCTACAGTATATTCTGTTCCATCGTAATCAAATGAATAATCTTTACCATATCCTAAAACACGAGCAGCAACCATAATTGCATTTTTATCTCCTACAACTAAATCATTATAATTGATTTTAGAAACAATAAGTGCTTGTAATAGTTTATCTAGTACTACACCTTTCTGAATGTAAGATTGATTGGTTAAAATGTCTTCATGTTTAGCTGTCATGTAGCACATTTCAATTTTTCCGCTTGATAAAGGATTGTCTTCCGGGTAGATTAAACCTTTTGAAGGTAATTCAATAACTTCCGTTGGGATATTATTTTCCATAAATTTTATTTAATGTAACTTGTTTTGTTATAAATATAATGAAAATAAAGAAGCTCGCCAAGTTTAGGCGAGCTCTCTTTAATTTATTTTTAGTTGAATTAGAAATTCAAGATACAATAATCCATTCCTAAGTTAACAGTCAATTCTTGAACTGCTGCTTCATCATCCCAACTGTAATCACCAAACTTAGCAGATTTGATAAATGCTCCTTTGATAATCCATTCTGAAACGATATCGCCTACAGGTCCTAGAACGTTAATAGTTACGTCTTTCTTGTAGAAATCTGAGTAACCATCACGGCCTGTAACAGATTCATGATGTAAACGTACCCATTCCATTACTGCTTGAGCGCCTGAAGGAGTGATAGGATCGAACAATGTCATTTCGATATCATCCCATACTGCTTTACCCTTGATTTTACGGTAAACATTGATATGGTTTAATTTGATTTCATCCATTGTTACTCCTACAGCACCAATCTTTTTAATTGTATATGAAGGAATTCCATCAACATACATGATAAAGCGATTCTTTACCTTAGGTTCAAATGCT